AAGCCGAAGTGGCACCTCAATCTCTACTACCCGGATCGCCTCGAGAAGTACATCGCCGTGCAGAGTGGCGATCACCTGAGCTCGAAGCCGACCGGCTGGGAGCCGAGGGAGGACGACGGCGACGCCGGCATCTGGCCCGTTCGCTACCCGTGGGGTGAAGGCATCCCGGTCTTCCCCTTCCTGAACCGGGCCCGTCTCGGCGGGTGGGGAATCAGCGAGCTCGCCGACATCATTCCGCTGCAGAACATGATCAACAAGAGCCTGGTCGATATGGCGGTCGCAGGCGAGTTCACCAGCTTCCCGCAACGCTGGGTGGTCGGGGCCGAACCAAATTACGACGCCGAGACCGGCAAGACCGTCAACCCGTTCGAATCCGGGCCGAACAAGCTCTGGATGGTGCCCGGTGACGCTGACGGCGCAACGCCGGCGTTCGGGCAATTCGAGCCAGGCGACATCACACAGTACACGCAGCAGCAGGAGAGCCTCGACAAGCAGATGGCCCGTGTGTCAGCCGTGCCGGCGCACTACCTGGGCATGAGTGGCGACTTTCCGAGTGGCGAGAGCCTGAAGACCGCTGAAGCCCCGTTCACCCGCAAGATCGAGAAGCTGCAGACCGCCCGGGGCAACGACTGGATCGACCTGATGCACTTCGCGCTCGGGCTGACCGGGCTCGAGCTCAAGGACGTGGAACTCCAGGCGATCTGGGAGCCGGCGGAGCCGAGATCGGACATCGACTTCTGGAACACGGCCACGCTCAAGCTCAACGCTGGCGTGCCGGAAGAGCAGGTGTGGGAAGAAGCCGGCTACACGGTCGAACAGATCGCCGAGTGGAAGGCCGCGGCGAAACAGCGCGAAGAGGAGATGGCCCGCCAGCTGCAGCGCCGGCTGAACGATCAGCCACCGGATGACGAAGAGGATGACGCCGAGTCTGACCCGGCAGTTGCTCAGCAGGCTAGCTGATGACTGATGTGGCCGTGTTCGAAGCCCGGGTCACCCGAACGGTACGCAAGTACCGACGCGAGTTGATCGAGCGCGACCACGAGGCGCAAAAGCGATTCGCCCTGCAGCTGCGTGAAGCGCATCAGGCGCTGCTTCGTGACCTCGAGGCGGCACGGCAGGGCGTCGAATTGGCTCGCGAGCGGGGGATAAATGAGAACACCTTCCGGCTGCAGCGGGCGCTCGATATGGCGCAACAAGCTGAAGATTTGCTGAAGCAATACGCGCAAAACGGCACGTCCTACATCGCTCAGCAACAGCGTGAGGTTTCCAGAACTGCGTACCAGGCGGCGCGCGAGTTCATCGACACTACGAACCCGCCACCGCCGAATTTCCCGAACGCCAGCAGCTTCATGACGTTTCCGCAGGAGGCGCTCGAGGTCATCACGGCCGCGACCTCGAGCGGACCGGTGTACGAGTTGCTGAACCGCTACGGCGCCGATGCCGCGAAAGCCGCGGGGCGCGTGCTGACACAAGCGATCGTCCTGGGCACACACTCCGACATCGTCGGCCGTCAGCTGAGCACTGAGCTCGCTGTGCCGCTCTGGAAGGGTGCGCAGATCGCCCGGACCGAGATCAACCGGGCGTACCAGGAATCGCTTCGTGAGACATGGCGCGAGAACAAGCACATCACACCGAAATGGATCTGGCGATCGGGGCGCACCGCGAGTACCTGCGCGGTCTGCTGGGCGATGGATGGCACCGAGCACGATGTCGAAGAGCCGATGGGCTCGCACCCGTCGTGCCGGTGTTCGATGGTTCCGGCGACGGTCTCATGGGACGATCTGGCGGCCCAGTTCGGGATCGAGATGCCAGACGGCGACTTCGATCCTCCGCGAGAGCCGACCGGCCCGGAAGCGTTTGACCAGTTGCCTGAGTCGGACAAATGGGCGGTGCTCGGCCCGAGCAAGTACAAGGCGTATTCAGCCGGCGAGATCGGGCTTGAGGATCTGATCGAGGAGCGCCGTTCCGATGACTGGGGTGTAAGCCGGAGCGAGGGAAGCCTGAAGCGGGCGCGAGATCTGGCGTTGAGGCGAGCAGGAGGCACGAGTTCGACCAGCGGCGCGGCGCCGGCGCAGTCAATCGATGAACAGCTCGCTGAAACGTTGATCCGCGTGGAACGTTCGTTCTGGCGAGATACTGGGGAGTCTGGTTACGTCATCGATCCGACTACCGGAGCAGAGGTCGGCCGGCTGAGCAGTGGCCAGAAGTACGCTATTGCCCTCTCCGATGACGACGTGCGATCCATGAAGGGGATGATCTTTACTCACAACCACCCGCGGGGATGGGAAGAACCGGAGGACAGCATCAAGCGTGCTGGAAACAGCTTCTCCGAAGCAGACCTCTATACCTCGATTCTTGCCGAGGTGGCTGAGATGCGAGCCGTCACTCCAACGCGAATCTTCTCGCTGAAGCCAGGTCCGGATGGATGGAACCCGTTCCGGCTACAGATCGATCCGATCGATCAGACAACCGCTACGGACGAGGTAAGAGACGTGCTTGGTCGAATGGATGCCGCGGTGCGACAGGAACAGATGCAACTCATCCTGCACGGCAAACTTACGCCGCAAGAGGCTGAACACAATCACGCGCACCTGGTCACAACGCGCCTCGCCGAGCGGTGGGGGCTCGACTATCGCATCTTGCCGCTGAATTGGGAGGAATGATGAGCCCGATCACACTTGATCACGAATCCGAGATACCGGCGTACTCAACTGTCTGTGCCTACTGCCGTCGTCTCCGCGACTATGGCGCCGGCCGACGGTGTGATGCATTTCCGGACGGCATCCCGCTCGAGATCTGGAATGGCGACAACGATCACCGCGAGCCGTATCCCGGCGATGGCGGATTGCAGTTCACCCCCTACTCAAACGCAAAAGAACGCAAATAGCTTCAATCTCTGCCTGAATCCCATGCCGGAAGCGGCGCTTATTGACTTGTAATGTTTTACCGCCGATAATGACATCTAACGGTGCTAAAGTGGTGTTATCGCGGGGAGTGATTCCCCACCTGGAGTGATTCCAGGGATTGCCACTAAAGCCGGGGAGTGATTCCCCAAGCCGATCGAATCCCAAGGAGCTTTAAACCCAATGCCGACGCTGCCTAACGGTGTTTCGCAGTCCGACTTCGATGCGTTCGTTGCTCGTTACGGCGTCCCCCCCTATATCGGGGGCGGATCCGGAGAAGGCGAAGGTGAAGGCGATGGCGGAGCGGGCGACGCCGGTAAAGGCGGCAGCGAAGGAGCCGGCACCGGAGCCGACGGGGGCAAGGATGACGCCGCGGCGAAGGCGCTGCGAGCTGAACGCAAGCGCGCAGAGGCCGCCGAGAAGCGCCTGAAGGAGATCGAGGACCGCGATAAGTCCGAGCTCCAAAAAGCCCAGGAGCGGGCTGAGGCAGCTGAAAAACTCGCCAACGAAACAACTGTTCGCATTCGTGAGCTGGCAGCGAAGGACGTGATCCGGGACGCCGCGATCGAGGCGGGCGGGAAACGGCCGGCGGCGATCTTCGAACTCGTCAAGGGCAAGCTCGTCTACGGCGACGACGGATCGATCTCGAATGTGAAGGACGTGATTGCCCAGGCGAAGAAGGACGTGCCGGAGCTCTTCGGAATTTCCGGTAACGGCAACGCCGGTCAAGGCAATGCCGGCCAGGGCGCCGCAGGCGGAGCGCCGGCGACGGACATGAACGCGCTGATTCGGCGGGCAGCCGGGCAGGGCAGCACCAACTAGCTGACCGGCGGTTGTCGCCGGTCCTATGGAGGGCTTTACGGCGATGATTGATCGGACAGGCGCTAGTGCGCTGATCCCAGAAGAAGTCTCGAACATTCTCCTCAAGGACATCTCCGCGGCCAGTGCCGCGCTCTCGCTGTTTCGACAGATCCCTATGGGCACCAAGATCAACCGGTTGCCGATTCTTGCGGCGCTGCCCGCGGCCTACTGGGTCGATGGCGATACCGGACTCAAGGGCGTGACCAAGGCCGAGTGGGGCAACAAGTACCTGACGGCTGAGGAGATCGCGACGATCGTTCCGATCCCGGAAGCGCTCCTCGACGACACCAGCTACGACATCTGGGGCGCGGTTCGGCCGCTGATGGCGTCGGCCATCGCCCGAAAGCTCGACGCCGCCGTCTTCTTCAGCGAGGACAAGCCTGCCTCCTTCCCGACCGGCATCATCCCTGAGGCGATCGCGCGCAGTCATGAAGTGGCGCGCGGCACCAACACTGCGGCCGAGGGCGGCGTTGCGCAGGACATCAGCGACGCCTTCGCGCTCGTGGAGGCCGATGGCTTCGCGGTGAGCGGCATCATCGCCAACCAGCGCTACAAGGGTCTGCTTCGCGGCGCTCGTGACGCCAACGGCGTGTTGCTCAATGAAGTCACCCCGAACAGCGCGTACGGCGTCAACATTCAGTATCCGATGCAGGGTCTGTGGCCGACGGCCGCTGAGACGGCCGAGCTGCTCGCCGGCGATTTCAGCCACGGCATTCTTGGAACCCGCCAAGACATCACGTACAAGCTCCTCGATCAGGCCACGCTCTACGACGAGAACGGCGATGTGCTCTACGCGCTCGCTCAGCAGGACATGGTCGCGTTGCGCGTTGTGGCCCGGTACGGCTTCCAGGTCGACAACACCATCACCTACGCC